AAGTTTGAATCTGTTGGTGAATACAAAAAAGCATTTGAATCAATTTCATCCGAAAGTGAAATCTTTGTTTCTGATGTGATTTCTATCATGTTGCATGACGGAAAGATTTTCACCGAGAAACTCATCTCTAATTATGTTGATGTTGGTACCGCACAAGAATGGTTCAAGTATAATGACAAGCCTGTAATCTTCTGTGACATTGATGGTACAATTATCAAAGCACAGAGGCGAGTTGGTATCAATTCATATGATGATGAACCGGAAGTGTTGACAAAAAATGTTGAAAGGTTGTTAGAATATGAACGAAATGGTTCATTGATTATCTTCACAACAGCTAGAGAAAAGGACCAAGAATGGGTCACTAGAGCAATGTTGGCTAGATTGGGATTCAAATCAAATCAATTGATTATTGGTCTGCCTAATGCTAGACGCATACTTATCAATGATTTTGATAACAGCAATCCTCATCCTAGAGCCGAGGCTATCAACATTTACCGCAACACCGATACATTGGACTATTACCTATGAGTTTTATCCCAGATAAGAATTTGTTTCTTGTAACTTCAGCAATTAAATGTAGAAATGTTAGATTCTGGAGTCACGAACAGCGGTTTCAACAAACTGTATTAACCGTTGAATCAATACGTAACCGGGTACCAGAAGCAAGTATCATTTTGGCTGACGCCTCAATTATACCATTAACGGAAGAAGAACATAAGCAATTACAGCCTTATGTAAATGTATTCATGGACATGAACCAAGTTCCAGATGTGAATAAGTTTTCTTCTGCTGGTATGCAAGCTTGGGCTGAAGGTGCATTAATGTTAAATGCTTTACACATATTGAAACAACAGCCTTGGATTAAAGATGTTAAACGAATCTTTAAGGTTTCTGGTCGTTCCATATTGGAGCCAGAATTTAATCTAAGTGATTACGATAACTTATTTGGTAAATATGTATTCAAAAAACGCATTCCAACATGGATGCCACAAGTAACCCATGGTGCAACTGACTTATTGATTACTAGAATGCTATCGTTTTGTCCGTCACTAATTGACAATTATATGGAAGTTACACAGAAAAACTTCCCATTGTTTCAATTTATGGACTTTGAACATGCACATTTTGTCAACATTCCAAAAGAACATTTAGTTGAATTTGATAAAATTCACTGTTCTGGCTGGTTGGCAGGTAACGGACAAGTAGAAAAATATTGACTATGTAGCGAACCCAAAATCTACACGGTTTCAACCATTGAACCGAAAAGTTATATAAATAACTCCATGGCAATCATAGTGTATTGCAATTCTAATGGAGTTTACATGCCTTCTATACAACACCAAATTTATTTGAAAAGAGCTGGTCTCCTTTCAGAATCTTCTTTGGGTGAAAAAGATTCAGACCAAGAAAAAAAGATCCATGATTTTGTTGACTATTTGAGAAGACACGATGGTGAAGATGGTGATGAATATGCTGATGACTATGAACACGATAAAGAAGAAGAAAAAGAGCTTTCTGAAGCTGTAAAAAAAGAAAAGAAAGAAAGTGAATATACCTCTAACGACAAGGGTATTTTACATGAACTTCTAGTTGGTCACCACCTGAATGGTGGAAAACACATGGACAAGCATCCCGACAAAGACGGTGATACTCCAGAACAAGCCCACGACAAAATCAAACAAAAACTATTTGACAAACATGGTAATCATGATGAATATAACCGTTTGAATGAAAAGGCCAAAAGTGCGGCCGCCGATTTAAGAAAACAAATTGAAGTAGGTGGTAGAAAAATTCACACAGTTCATTGGACTTCAAAACCAGGTGACATTAAAAGGTCCACCGGAATTGAATCGTCACAGAAACAAGACGCATCGGATATCATGGTTCACACTAAAAAAGCAGGTGATCCAAAAACCAAATTCCATGGCGTTAGTCTAAAGGTAACTGACGGAACAGACAAAAACATTACCGCATCAAATCCTGGTATGGAAGCGACACGTGGTGCACAGCACATGGTTGATGAGCATAGAGCAAAAATGCTAAAAAAATATCCAGAATTATTGAATACAAATGCAAAACAAAGAAAAGAAATAATGGAAAAAAATCCAGAAATGAAAGCACACGTTTTGCATGAGAATCGTTTGCTCTGCGCTAAAATGGCAGAACATATTTCAAAACATCTAAATCGTTCACCTAGTCATGAAATGGCAGAACACATTAGAACTCATGTCTTACAATGCAATAAAACTCCATTACAAGAAAACGGTCACGAACATATTAGACATACAACATTCCAAGGTACTAAAAAATCCGGTGGACAAACACAGCATCATAGTATAGATCCAAGTAAAAAATGGAATCATATTTTAGACAATCACCACAACATTGTTGCCCACGCAGAAGGTGGAACAGTGCACTTCTGGCATAAAGGAAAGCTTTTTGCTACACATAGAATGCGAGTTGCATCCAGTAGCGATCCTTTACCTAGCTTTAAAGGTGACGGAAAGGCATATGGAGATTAAATGAGAACATTTAAATCATTACTTAAAGAAGAAGCTGACGAGTCCAAGCTAAAGCACATCACGCATGTGGAAGACCATCCTATCCATAATGGTGCGGAAGGTTTTAACCATGCTGTTGGAGTATTGAATCAAGTTAAAAAACATATCAAAGCAGGCAAAAATGATCCTACTTTGACAATGAAACACGATGGTTCACCGAGCATTGTCTATGGTCATCATCCAGAAACTGGTAAATTCTTTGTTGCGTCCAAATCTGCATTTAATGTAAGTCCAAAAGTCAATTATTCCGACAGAGATATTGAAGCAAATCACGGTCATGCACCAGGTCTCGTGGCTAAACTAAAAGATGCTTTACATCACTTACCTAAAGTTGCACCAAAAACTGGTGTTTTCCAAGGCGATATGATGTTTGGCCATGGTGATAAGACAGAACATGATGGTAGAGTACACTTCAAACCAAACACAATCAACTATTCTGCACCTAAAGAATCAGAAGAAGGTAAGAAAATACGTAAAGCCAAAATTGGTGTTTATACTCACACACAATATCATGGTAAAACCTTGGCTGATATGAAGGCAGATTACCATCCAGATTTGTCTGGCTTCAAAAATCATCCAGATGTGTACCACAGAGAGCCAGGTCACGATACATCTAAAGTAATGATGACACCTCACGATGAGCATCAATTTGAACACCATTTGGCATCAGCGCAAGCATTACATGACCTACACGGCAAACAGATGTATCCTGCTATAGAACCACACGGCAACCATGGTGGTCCAATTGAAGCACACATCAACCAAACAGTTAGAACTGGTGAAAAACCAAGTGTGCATGGGTTAAAGAAATCAATTGAAGCCAAGTATGACAAAGATATTGCTAAGGTTAAAACTCCAGCAGCAATTACTAGAAAAGAAGCGGAAAAGAAAGCACATATTGAACACATAGATAATAACAGTCAACATTATGAGAATTTCTTCAAGATGCATCACCACTTACAACAAGCGAAAAATGCATTGGTCCATGTGTTGGCTAGACACACAGGAGGTTTAGAACATTCCGTTGGTGATGCATCAGTTAAACCAGAAGGTTTTGTTGCAACACATAAGGGTAAAGTTTCTAAACTTAATGATAGACAAGAATTCAACAGACTTAACTTTTTGGCAAGACCACGATGAAATCATTTAGACAGTTAGTAGAAGAAAAAACCAAGTCAATTGTTATGGCAATTGGTCGCATGAACCCACCAACCAAGGGTCATGAGGAAAATGTTAGAGCAATTCAAGACTTGGCCAAAAAGAATAATGCTGACCACATTATTGTGGCTTCTCACGCTCATGACGCTAAGAAGAATCCACTAGAAGTTAATACAAAAATGAAGCACATCAAACGTGCTTTTCCAGATGCAAACATTGTTCCTGCAACAAAAGAAGCACCGGGACTATTGCATCATGCAGCAGAAATGCACAAAAAAGGTTACAACCATGCTATCGTTGCATCAGGTGAAGGTGCGGAAGCAAACTATCACTTATTGAAGAAATACAATGGTGTGGAGGGTCGCCACGGTTACTTTAAGTTTGACCACATTGAACAACAATCAACCGGTGAGCGTAAACCTGGTATCTCTGGTACCGACATGCGTAATTATGTGAAGAATGGTAATTTTCATGATTTTGCAAAGAATCTGCCATCAAACATTAGAAAAAATCCTGCTCATGCAACGGAATTATTCCATGATGTAACTAGGGGTATGGGCTTGCATGAATCCACCAACCGTGGATATGGTAAAGCTATTTTTGTTACTGGTGGTCCTGGTTCTGGTAAAGATGTTGTTATTCGTGAGTGTATCGCAGAACAAAACATAGTTGAATTAAACTTCCAGCAAGTTATGGACATTATGAACGACAAGCACAAGTTGGCTATGCGTTCTATGAATCCTAAGATGGAAGCAATTCGTCAACGTGGTCCACTTATCATTAATGGACCTGCTGATGATTATGAAAAGATTTCACATATCAAAGAAGAATTGGAAGAACTAGGTTATAAGACCATGATGGTTTTTGTTGATACAACAGACCAAGTTAGCCAAGAAAGAAATACAT